AATCATTGTTGAAAACAAAGAAGCAGACAATATGGGTACCGTAGTAGCCGTAGGACCTGGTAAGAAGGTCAATGGCCGCCGTGAAGCCATGCCAGTTAATGTTGGCGACCATGTTCGATTTGGAACCATGAGTAAAAACGCCCAAGATGAATATCTTAAATTTCAAGAATACTTTACTAACGATGAACGTTATCTTATTATGTCCTGGCAAGACGTATGTTTCTTAACGGAAGAAGATTATGCTGAAAAAAATACTGAACTGGTTTAAATCCGAAGCTGAAAAGTATGCGGAAGATACAAAAGTAATTGATTTTCCACTTGAAACACCTAAAAAGCGCCCACAAGTACGTAAAGCAACCACCCGAAAGGAAAAAGATATGCCATTGAAAAAAGGTACTAGCAACAAGACACGTTCAGAAAACATAGCCAAGGAAATTCGCGCCGGCAAGCCACCCAAGCAAGCTGAAGCGATTGGATATGCCGTACAACGTGAAACAGAAAAAAAGAAAGGTAAGAAAAAATGAATTTAAACGACTTAAAACTAACATTTGACCATTCAGTACAGGAAATGGAAGTAATCCTTCAGGGATTGCGTAAGCTTCCTATTGAAGTGGCCCTAGAAATCCATAACAAACTGCACCTGGGCGCGAAAGCAATGGTTGATAGCCATATTGCACAAAGCATCGAAAAAGTAGCAGATACTCCAGTAGAAGCACCAGCACAAACTACTACTGAAACACCAGTAGCAACTGACGGTAGCGCACCAGCAGAACCACCACAAGCATAACTAAAGAAGGCTTTACAATCATGGACATGGAAATCGATACGAATAATTCAAGAGGGGGTCAAATTGGCAATCAAAATGCTAAGAAGGGCAAACTCTTTTATGACCGTATTCGCATGGATTTGATTCAAGACCCAACCAAGTTAGCTAATATCGTTAAAAAGCTTATTTCACTTGCAGAATCAGGTGAAGCATGGGCAGTAAAGGAAGTAATGGACCGTGTTGATGGAAAGGCTATTGCAACGCAAGAAGTCACCGGTCCAAATGGTGCAGAACTTAAAACTGGCGTTCAGATAACTTTTGTGGACCCTGATGGAACCGTCACAACAGATTAAAGATGCCATTGCCAGGGAACGGTTTCCGGCCAAACTAAAGTGTTTATTTGAACCCAAGCAAATTCGATACAGAATTTTGTATGGTGGACGCGGCGGCTCAAAATCTTGGGGAATTTCTCGCGCCCTGTTAATCAAGGGTATTAAAGCGCCTATTCGTGTGCTATGCGCCCGTGAGTTCCAAACCAGTATTAAGGATTCGGTACATAAGCTATTAAGCGACCAAATCTACGCTATGGGATTAGAAGCCCATTATGAAATCACCCAAAATACTATTCGTGGTATCAATGGTTCAGAATTTATCTTTGCTGGCATTAAAAACAACATTAACGGCCTAAAATCTATCGAAGGAATAGACATTTGCTGGGTAGAGGAAGCAAATAACGTTACTTCCCATTCCTGGGAAATTTTGGCCCCAACGATAAGAAAAGAAGGTAGTGAAATATGGGTAAGCTTTAACCCTGAACTGCCAACAGATGAAACTTATAAGCGATTTGTATTAAATCCACCGGAAAATGCCGTAGTCACCAAACTTAATTGGAGTGATAACCCTTATTTTCCTGAAGTATTGGACATAGAACGCAGACAACTGCAAGCACGTGATATAGAAGCGTATAACAACGTTTGGGAAGGAATTCCACGTCAGACGATTAATGGTGCCATCTTTGCTAAAGAAGTCACTATGGCTGAATTACAAGGACGTATATGCAATGTTCCATACGATGCAATGAAGGGCGTTCACATTGTGTTCGATTTGGGGTTCAACGACCATACGGCAATTTGGTATGTCCAGCTATTCCCAACTGAAACCAGGTTGATACGTTACGAAGAAGATAACCAGCAGACCATAAGCTATTGGCTGGCCAAGATTCAATCCTATGGATACATGATTGATACGATTTGGTTGCCACATGATGCCAAAGCCCATTCTTATCAAACTGGAATGACGATTGAACAAATTGTCCGGCAAACAGGGCATAGAACTAAAGTGTTAGATAGAGTGCCTGTTGTAGATTCTATTAACGCGGCAAGAACAATATTCCCTAAATGCTATTTTGATAGGCAAAATACGGAAGAAGGCTTACAATGTTTACGTCACTACCGGTACGAAGTTGACCCCGAAACAAAGCAATTTAGCCAAAAGCCATTGCACGACCATTACTCGAACGGGGCCGATGCCTTTCGGTACATAGGACTTATGATTAACGAACCAAGGAAAGTGGTCAAAAAGACCGTTCCACACGTTCAATCCAGTTGGATGGGCTAGATATGACTGAATCGCAATACGATGATTATGACCCTAGAATTGATGATGCAAAGCAATTCCTACGTTTTGCGGCAGATGCCGATACTAATAACCGTTCAGAAGCATTAGATGACCTAAAGTTCGCCGGTGGCGACCAATGGCCAGTAGAAATTCAAAATAGCCGTAGCGTGGAATCGCGCCCATGCTTAACAATTAATAAAGTTGATGCGTATATCCGTCAACTATGCAATCAGCAACGCCAGCAACGCCCAAGGATGAAAGCCCACGGGATGAACAATGAAACTGACGAACAGTTAGCCGATATTGTTACTGGTATGTGCCGTCACATTGAAAATCAATCCAATGCTGACCATGCTTATGACACCGCTTATGAATCAGCAGTTCGTATGGGATGGGGTTTTTGGCGTGTAAATACACGTTATGTGAATGAAAAGTCGTTTGACCAAGAAATCTGTATTGATACGATTGATAACCCATTTACAGTCTATTTTGACCCTAATTCCGTATTGCCGGACGGTTCAGATGCCGAAAAAGTATTAATTACAACGGTAATTCCTAAAGAAAACTTTAGAGCAATGTATCCTGGCGCTGAAGATGGAAGCGGATTTACCCAACGTGGTACTGGTGATAGCGATGTTGAATGGGTAATGAAGGAAGATATTCGCCTGGCTGAATACTTTTATACCAAGATTGTTAATGCCGACCTAATCCTATTGTCCGATGGCACCCATGTTTATGAAGATGAAATGCCAAGTGATAAGGTTTTAGAATCTGCCGGCATTTATGAAGTAAGCCGACGCAGTTCATGGCGCAAAGAAATCCATTGGTGCAAGCTAACTGGTATGCAAATCCTTGAAGAAGGCAAATGGGCTGGAAAATACATTCCAATCGTGCCTACTTATGGTCAGCAATTGGTTATTGAAGGCAAACGTAAGAAATTTGGTTTGGTTCGTATGGCCAAAGACCCACAACGTATGTACAACTTTTGGGTTACATCCATTACTGAAAGCGTTGCCCTCGCGCCCAAAGCCAAATGGATTATGGCTGAAGGTCAAGATGAAGGCCACGAAAACGAATGGGCGCAAGCTAATACCAAAGCAATGTCTTATCTGCGTTACAAGCAGACAGATACCGATGGCATACCAGCACCACCCCCAATTCGCCAAGCACCGGAGCAACCGCCAGCCGGAATTATGGCCGCGGCCGCTGGAATTAATGCTGATTTGATGGCCGTGGTAGGTATTTTTGACCCATCACAACTGCCACAAGGCCCAATATCCGGTAAAGCATTACAAGGTCAACAGATGCAAGTTGACATGACCAATTACCATTATTACGACAATTTGACCCGTTCAATTGCCCATACTGGTCGCATTATTCTTGATTTAATCCCCAAAATTTACGATAAAGAACGTGTAATGCGGATTATTGGTGATGATGGCAAGCCAAAGATTATTACGATTAACCAGCAAGGCAAAGACGAAAGCGGCATTGATAAGGTTTTGAATGACGTGACCGTTGGCGAATACGACATTGTGATGGAAACTGGCCCTGGATATAGCACTAAACGCCAGGAAGCCGTGGAATCCATGATGCAAGCCCTGACTGCTAATCCGAACCTATTTGGTCAGATTGGTGACTTGGTATTTAGAAATATGGACTTCCCAGGTGCAGAAGTTATCGCAGACCGCTTGGCTTCTATCAACCCATTGGCCCAAATTGACGATAAATCACCTATTCCACCACAAGTACAGATGCAGTTGGCTAACGCTAAACAACAAATTCAACAGCTTCAACAGCAGATTCAAGCTGAAGAAATGGATAAGAAATATCGTGCTACTGTCCAACAGCAAGTACAAGAAGCTGAAACAGAGCGTGAGAAGATGCGCTTGCAAGTTAAGCGTGAAGATACTCAGATGCGTACAGACACTACAGCGCATGACACAGTTATTAAGACTCAGACTCAGCTAGAAGTAGAGCAGTTAAAAGCGCAAGTAGCTATATTGCTTGCAAATATGGATCATCACCAAGCTGCATTAGCAAATGCAGAAACAACAGAAAGAGCAATATGAAAAAAGAAGATCACGCAGCTTATATATCTAAAGAATTAGCAAAAAAATATAACAAAGAATTGCATGAAAAAGCCAAAACTCATCCAAAATATGAGAGTTTGC